TTTGTCGAACAGTTCAGCCATAGCAGGAGCGGTTTGTGCAGAAAATAGAGATTGAACTTTGTAATAAAAGTTGATCCCGAAGAGGTTGGTTTCTTTGCAGATGGTGGATTTTGTTCCTTTGTTCAAATTGATACCAGAGATGGAACCATTCGTGTTGATATCGAGGACTTGGTAGTAGTCACCTTTGAATTTGATGACATCAGTAGGGACAACAGCCGTTACAGGCAAGATGAAAATCATATCCGATGCCTCTTTGATGACGAGAGACATTTGATTCACGATTTGTCCAAGAGCGGCATCATAGGAGGCATACTCATCAGCTGAGCGGCGAATCGCAATTTGACCACCAAAGGTTAAAGCAACCTCACCGTTTTTCACTTTGCCAAACTCTCCAAATAATTTGCTAACATTCATGCTAATTCCTTCTTTCTTTTCATTTTTAGGTTGTGTTGATGATGAAACCTTCCCAACAAAATCATCTCTCACGTATTCACAATTGGGAGTTTGTGGTACGCGTGGTACACTGGCACAGTTTATGGTTTGGTATTTTGGCTTACTTACTGGGACAACGGGCTCTATTTCGAGCAGATCAGAACTTGGCACATCATAGTAACCAACCTTCCCATACACTGTAAATGTGGTAGGTGTTACTTGATCTGCAATGACGACGTTTTCATTGGTTGAAATGCAATAGACTTTTTCTCCAACTTTCATGTTTTTCCTCCTAATAATGTTTTATTTTAGTCTTAGCTTTAAGCTAAGTAACTAACATAATAAACAACGCAGTCTGTAGTTTAAAATTTATTCAATTGAGTAGGGATTGACTTAATTTACATATAAATCAACTCCTCAACTAAACTTGATGACAAACTTAACAACGCATTCTTTAGTTTAAAACCCTTTAAACACAATAGCTTTTTTACCATTCTCAATATACCATTTGACACTTGATCGTGTAAGTCCAGTATTTACCTTTTTTCTTACACATTCTCCTGAACTGAGTGAAAGATTTTGCTTACCATTTTCATCCAGTAGTTTTGTACCACTTTCCCATTTGAAATCTCTTTCGTGTAAGAAGGTAATAAATTCAAGTTGAAGTTTACTTGGAAGACTGATAACCAATTGATCTTTCAAAAATAAATGCCAATGTTTAAAGTAGTTAAATTCTTCTAAATCCATAACTCACCTCCTTACATAATTTACAACGCATTCTTTAGTGCAAACCTTTAAAGGGAAAATAACTTAACACCCAATACAACGCATTCATCATTTTCAAATTCTAAACATCTTCAGTGTCAATTCCGTTGCTTCTACACACACCCAAGAACAAATAAGAACTGCCCTGCTTGGCGTAATCTTTTAGTAACGGTGTCATATCTCCGTTAGAAATAGAAAAGGGCATACCCCTCAATTAAGAGAGATACGCCCGTGTTGAATTAGGATTTTCGTTTTTTCATTGTTTTTAACAATAAGTATATTATTGCTAAATTTTGTAATACATCTGTTCCTGTCATCTTAAAACCTCCCGATTAAGCAATGTATAGCTACACTTGAATCTTTGCATAGTTCAGCCATGCCCTCAAAGGTGATTGCACCACTATCAATGACAGCAAGCATGGAGTCTTTGATACGTGCTTTAGCATTGTATAATACTCCGTCTTTATCTGTGTTATCTACAAGAAGTGATGTAATCATTTCATGGAGTTCCTCATCATGAAATCCTTGGATACTTTCAATGGAGTAAGCAATGTTTTGTATTTCTTCAAACTCTTTTTCAAAACGATTGGTTTCAGTTTTTACATGTCGCAATTCTTCAAAGGTTTGATTATACTCAATCGTATGTTTTACAAGGCTTGTGTTCTTGCTGTCTGCAAGAAGTATGTCAATGTAGTGAGAGGCTTCTTCCTCTGAAAACATCATAAGTTCCATTTCACCTATCGGATTAAAGGAATCTGGATTATATCCTTTGTCACGATTAACAGCCACTACTGGTTTCATGACTTGATTCATAAATAAGTCCGTTGCCCATTCAACAGTTGGTGGAGCACCGATCTTCATTTGCCTCTTTTCTAATTCTCTGATGTGGTTCATTTGTCCAATCTTGATTCTGGTTTGTTTCCATTTATGGAAAGCTGCACGTGAATCATCGATGAATTTGGACGCTTCATGTTGTTTCATCTTAGTTATAATGTCTTGTGCAAATTCATCGGGCGTTGGTCTTCGCCATTCACCATCTTCAAGTTCTATGCGACGTGCAATATCAAAATTTTCAAACGGCACATCAGGACAAAGATACATATTAACGAGAAGTTCTAGTTGACGTTCAGTGGGTGGTTGCTTTTGCTTATTGGCTTTTTCAAGTTCAATTAATTCACCAATGAGTTTACTTGCTGTACCGTCACGTCCTCCTGTTAAGGCTGAGTAACGCTCTGGTGTCATCGGTACGTCAACACCGAGTGTTGCAAGGTTGGCTAGTTTATCACCAATCATTTGAAGTTGCTGAGGGGATGGTGGGTAATAGGCACGTACAACCTTGATGGCTGTGTCTAAGTCTGTGTAAGACATTGTAGTGATGTCTAAAGGCGTGTAATTACGTTCAAGGCATAGTTTATAGTAGAAATCAATCTGAGGCTGTGTAGGCATCCTTACGCCTGTCTGGTGAGATGTTTGTGTTGCTGCACCGTGTGTTCCTGTATCTGAAGTCATACCAGTGTTACTAAAGGAGAAGGAGAAACGTGAAGCAGGTGGAGTTGGTGTAACTTGTGGTGCTTGTTCAACCAGTGTAGTTTGTGAAGCTAAGAACTCTTGAAAGAGTCTGAATTGTTCCTCAGTTGATAATGGTGTATTGATTGTTGGTATTGCTACTGTCATGATTTTGTTCCTTCTTTCTTTATGTTTGATTTGTTTTTGATATAAAGAATCAAAACCTACTACGGACTCTAACGTGTCCTAAGTAAAGAGTGCAAAGTGTCATTCAGTTAGAACAACACTTTGCGTAGTGTGAATTACTTCAGAAAGTTAAATGTGAACTTATCGAATGATTTCCTTGGTATAAAGCAACTCGATTTAACCCACATGATTACTTCGTCCTCCTTTAAATGATCTGTAAATATGTCTTGCACCAACAAACACACCTGTCCAAAAACAGACTGTAATAACTATACCAATAATTAAATCCATGTTAAACACCTCCTTTCATATTGTTTGGGTTGATGAAAATGATACGTTTACCTTTTGTCTTAGCGTACCTTACGCAATTCCATGTCCCACCTTGCTCAACACCATCCCATACTGCAATGAGTACGTCACATTCATCCACCATATACTCATTACGTGCTTGCATACAACGTGGTGTGAAGTATGATTTGGTGACTTGAGTAATGATGTGTGCTTTATTTAATATGTGATGATAGAGTTTGATGCTTTCGTTGTACCATCTCTTTTCGTGGTCAAAGCAGGGAATAGCACACTCAAGCTTAATATCAAGCTGTAAAACAACGAGAGCAAAGATAGTGTCTACTCCAAGTGCCATACCTGAGATGGCGTAATCGCATTCAAGTTCTAGTAAATGAGAACCAAGCACATTGCCTAGCTCTTTGTACTTCGGGTGATTGTAATCATACCCCCATAGTTTACCGGGACGGTGACCTGTTACTGCAACGATCACTTACATTGTCCTCCTTTTTTTCCTCTTCTTCTCTGTATGATTGGATTGTTTCTAAGATTTCATAGAGTTTTGAAATGTTATTTTTAATTTCTTTGATAAGTTCATCTGACTTTTTGTATAAATCAGATTGAGACATTTATTCACCTCCTTTAAATTTAACGTAATTAATGTGATTTAATGGTAATAATGAGTTCCGTTGACGAATATAATGAGTCGCGTTGCTTCACCTTTAGTCATCCAAGTAAAAAATAGGGTTTTGGGGTACATTTCTGCACCCCTGTATTCTTGTTCTTTACCTTGCTCGACCTGATCCTTTACGTGGAGTAGGAGGTAGTTCAACGGTTTCATCCATGTTAGGGTGAAAACTGTACTCTGGAATGTATGGGTCTTCGTCTGGAATAGGTGGGGTAGGAGGTTGTGTTAATGTTTTGCGTGTATCCCATTTGTGCCAACCGAAGGCACTTATACCAAAGAAGTAGTAGTTCTCATCGTTTTTGAAGAAGCGTACATACTTGTTGTTGATGAGAGAATCAAGGGTTGCACTGATCCCTTCGTTGGATACTTCAAGGTTGCGTACTTGTTTGAGATAATCACGAATGTCATAAACACGGGTCATTTTGGTGCGTTCACCTTTGCCTTCGATGATGGCAATCATAGCTTTGAGTACATCGCTACGCATACGGTCAGATACTGGGATATTACCAACCATTTGTCTACCTTGATTGGTGCGGATCATTGGATCAGCTTTAGGTTGTTGCATTCCTGTACCTTGACATGTGAAGCATTTACCGGTTGTACCTCTTGGTGATGTGTAGATACCTGAACCATCGCATTTGATACATACTACCTCGGTTGTTTGTTGTTGGTTAGCATTGATTGTCATTGTTAACACACTCCTTAGTTTTAATTTCGTTGCTTCTTCTTAATTGGGCATATTTAAAAATAGGGGTGTATACCCCTATTGTTGTTAACACTGTTTAATATTTGTTTTGCGGAAATCAAAGGTGAACACTGGTTTTTGCTTAACTTCATTTTCTTGCTTAATGTAATTTATAAGTTCTTCCTTGATGTAATCTAATTCCATATTTAGTTCTTTGATCCGTTGTAGTAAGTAATCAGGCATAATTAACACACACTCCTTATTTGTTTTAGTTTATAGTGAGAGGGGCTTTAACCCCTCATCAACTCAATAAATTATGTTTATAAGGTAACAGGGTGCTGTTACCAATTACATTTGTCGTCTAGGTCAGTAATTTCGTTTTTCTCCCACTCAGCAGGTTCATCAACATAGTCTTGATGATTGTGACATGTTATATCGTTGCACTTATCACATTCACCATTGCATGATAAGCTGAATTGAACACAATAGTCTGCGTGTTCACAATTTGGGCAATCACTGTTACATTTGTTCATCAGTCAATCTCTCCTCTCATTACTTTGTTAAAGATGATAATTTGTCGTTCTAATTCTTGTTTACCCATGTTAACACGTTCCCTTCCGTCGAAGATAAAATAAAATATACCATCCTTGCGTACATCATAATCATTCCATGCAAAATCATTTCCTCCTACTAATTTAGAGTAAATCTTCCCAACTTGAAGGAAAGGATTTGCATAGAATGATTTGATGTAACACTTATGAAAAAGAACACAAACTAATGAATAGAATGTGTACTGTACGTATAGTAGAGTGAACAGCCGATGTATTTTTCCTGATGAGGATGTACTTGTAAATTACATTTAACGTTCGAGCGTAGCGAAGCGAAGCGAAGAACAAGGCGTCCTTAGACGCCTTAACGATGACCTGTACTGTATTAACGTTTATAAACGTTACGTAGATAAGGTATTGTACTAACGTCTTAGACGTTTTGTAGGAACATATTGCTATATGTACTGGTATGAGTGGCTGATGTGTAGGGAATGTGTGCTGTATGCCTACAGCCACGCGGTGTACATGGGTGTGAACGTGTAGTGAACGTGTTATAATACAGTTGATACTGTTATAGTGCACAGTACTTAATGTGTTGCTGAAAGTCTGCTGAAAGCTGGTTGCTATACCTATTAGTACTCAAAACCACACATGTGGGTGTGATGTACTTGTGTTGTATTTGTGTGCTGTTAGTGGTGTAACTTACGTTTTATGTATGTGGTATAAGTTATCAATTAGGTATGCCCCGGGAGGGGCAAAGTGGTAACGTGGAACCTTTCGTTCTTCCTCTTCGATATAATGTTTCTGTCCACAGAGGTGTTTATATATAAACTACGTTGTGTAAAAAAAGTTGTGTGTGAAGGTGCAGAGACATAAAATTCATTGTGTAAATACATTGTGACTACATTGTAAAAATATACTGTGTGTATTTTTTTTAGGATGAAATAATCAGAAAAACGGAAAGAACGTGTTCTCTAGGTACTCTTCCACATCAGCCCGTCAGTTATGTATAGACTACGTAGTACTTTAGTACTTACTCCATTTGAAGGTGGCTAATGTACTATACGTAGTGCTTATAAGCACTTTGTTAAGATTATGTTAAGAAAATATAAGTTTTCTAAAAACTTGTTAAGATTGTGTCAAGACGTATTGACAAGTTCTAAAAGTACAGTTATAATTAGTTAACCCCCGTTTACGAATGAAATGAGTAAACGAAAATTAAGAGCGAAGCGATTTAATTTTGAACACTCTAAGTACGTGTGTAGTAAACCGTTAGGTTTACGTTATGTAGAGGTCATCGTAACTTTGCTAAGGCAAAGTTGTTCTCGCTTCGCTCGAACATTTAACAAATCAATAAAAATAACTATACGTATAAGTTTGTGTGTAGTGGGCGTTTAGCCCACGTTACGTAAGGAGGAAATAGATTGAGTTTTCTTAAAGTAGCTAATCTTATTATATCCAGTGCAACATTATTTATACTTGTCAAAGATAAATTACCTTGTTTAGCCGATATACCTCAGGTACCTCCACCACCTCAAGTACCTCCGCAATCTCAAGTATCCGAAGTACCCGATATTTCTCCTGATGTGGACGTTCCTTCTTTACACCTCTCACGTAACGAACAAGAACGGGTATTTGATGCACGTATTGCACGTTTGAAGAGTGAAGTGTCAAGTAGACAGTCTGCCCCAATCCACACCCCTACAGTTGCCGCTATACTTGATCCTAATGTGTATAACCTCCCTCATGACGTAATTCCAAGTGATCATTTCCCTGATGAGGAGGTGTCGGAATAAAATATGGATAAAACATTACTAAAGTTCTTTGCCGACGTACTGTACCTTAAAGGTCTTCTCTGTTCAGAGGAGATTGGTGCTATATACGAGGTGAGAACTTTTTCTGATTTGGATGTTCTTTTTGAAAGGATGATGCGTGGTGAGTTTAACACCTACAAAAAAGGAGAGTCCTACCACACAATTACTCCCCATACCAAATTCTTTGAAGGAGGATGATTGTGAAGAAGGGGATTTAATCCTTACGTTAGAACCAAAGGTTCAACGATTTATCCATTTGTACACTACAGGTCAATACACTCTAGCAAAGTTAGCTCAATTGCTTGATGTAGGTCATAACACACCCACACGTTGGATGAAGAATCCAGTGGTGAAACAGGTTATTGAGGAAATGCAGTTAGGTACTCATGACATTGTTACAACACAATTAAAAGCCCTTACGCTGAAAGCGGTGAATAAGTTATCCGACTTAACGCAATCTCCCATTGATGGGGTTGCACTTCAAGCAGTTAAAGATATTTTGGATAGAGCAGGACACAAAGCTAAACAAGAAATTAAGATTGATAAAACGGTTCACACATTTGAGGAAAAGATGAGCCGCCTAATTGATGAAACGATACTTGATGGGGAGGTAATTGAATAATGGGATTTGGTTATGCGTTAGATTGGTTAAAAGATGGTATGTCAGTTTATCGTGAAGGTTGGAACGGTAAGGGTATGTGGTTAAAACTTCAAAATCCCGATGCACACTCCAAAATGACGTTACCGTATATTTACATGCGTACTGCTGATGGGAACCTTGTGCCTTGGTTAGCATCACAGACCGATATACTGGCAAGTGATTGGCGTATTAGGTATGCAGACTAACACATAATTAACAATATATACTAATTGTAACCCTCATGTTATAATATACGTGGGGGTGATTTTATGGCAATACCATATGAGCAACGTGTTGGTGAAAAAATTAATAAGCTCAAAATTTTGGAACTTATTGGTAAACGTCATAATGGTCATAGAGTTAAGATAATGTGTTTGGTTGAATGTGAATGTGGTACAAAGTTTGAAACTTTAATTGAAAGTGTTGTTAGTGGTCAAACAACTAGTTGTGGATGTAATCGTAAAAAACACGGTAATTCTGCTCAAAGAAAAATGTATAATAATTATAAAAATGGTGCTAAAAGTAGAGGGTATTCTTTTGAATTAACTCAAGAAGAGTTTGTTTTTATTTCATCGTCTTATTGTCATTATTGTGGTGCCGAACCATCTAATGTTAAAGAAATGTATGGTGATACTTTTGTTATAAATGGTATTGATCGTATGGATAATACAATTGGTTACACAATAGGTAATTCTTTACCTTGTTGTTCTATTTGTAATCGTGCTAAGGGTATTCTTTCTTATGATGATTTTTTAGGTTGGATTGAGGCGATAAAAGAATGGCAAAGTTAACAAAAGAACAACTTTTTTTTTATAAATTAAGAAACGATAGATGTTGGTATATTGAAACTTTTCTTCGTATTAAAAATAAATCGGCTGTTATTGTTCCTTTCAAGTTAAATGTTGCTCAAAAAATTGTTATGAAAATTGTTGAAAGCGATATTAAACAAGGTAAACCCTTGCGTTATATTGTATTAAAGGCTCGTCAAATGGGTTTATCAACATTGTTTGAAGGGTTAATTTTTCAAGATACTGCTAATAACGATAACAAAGCTTCTTTAATTATTGCACATGAAGAATCTGCATCGTCTAACTTATTTCAAATATCGAAATTGTTTTATGAGGAAATGCCTGAACTAATTCGTCCGATGAAAAAGTACTCCAATGGTAAAATCCTTAGCTTTGAGAATCCTGAAAGTGATGAAAACGTTAAACAGAGTAATCCGGGGTTGAGAAGTAAGATTACCATTGCTACAGCCGGTACTGGTGAGGTGGCACGTAGTGCTACCTATCACAATGTACACGCCTCAGAGGTGGCATTCTTTCCCGATGCAAAGACAACCATGTTAGGACTCATGCAATGTGTACCAGATTTACCGAATACGTTGGTGGTGTGGGAAAGTACCGCCAATGGAGTGGGGGACTTTTTTCACGATCAGTGGCAAAAGGCTGTACGCGGTGAAAATGAACTTACGCCGATCTTTCTAGCATGGTTCGTTGACCCAACGTACTCTCGTCCCTTCACATCAGACACAGAACGAGATCAATTTCTATCAGAAATTAATGCTGTATCAAGGGATAGTAGTGGTGTAACAATGCACACCTATGAATATGAGTTAATGAAGGCTAAAAGCCTTACGTTAGAGCAAATGAATTGGCGTAAATACACCATTGCTAACAAGTGTCAAGGTGATGAGATGTTGTTTATGCAGGAATATCCCTCAACACCTGAAGAAGCCTTCATTTCAACAGGACGTCCTAAATTTAGCATTAAATCCCTTAAAAAGTACCAAACGATTAGTAAAAAACCCTTATTTGTGGGGTATTTAGTGGAAAATGATCAAGGAGTCTTCTTTCAAGACGATCCCAAAGGGTATATTGCTATTTGGAAGAAACCTGAAGAGGGAGTTTCTTATTCGATTGGTGCTGACGTGGCAGAAGGTCTTGTACAAGGTGACTATTCTTGTGGTGTGGTTGGTAATAGTGATACGTTTAACGTGGATGCTATGTGGCATGGTAAGATTGATCCTGATTTGTTTGGACTTGAACTGGTTAAACTTGCCAAGTATTACAATCAAGCGTATCTTGGCGTAGAGAATAACAATCATGGTGGCACAACATTAAACACGATTAAGAAGGCTGAATATTGGAACCTCTTTTTTAGTAAGAGTTACGATAAGATTAATGATGTGCAAACCACAAAGGTCGGTTGGACAACCTCTCCACGAACAAAACCGTTTATGATTGATAAATTAGCCGAGTTCCTTCGAGAGTGTTATTTAGGGATTTATTCTGATGTGATTATCTCTGAGGCCTTCACTTATATTATTGAGGATAATGGTAAAACAAATGCCCAAGGTGGCTGTAATGACGATACTATCATGGCACTTGCCATTATGTTACAATTATTATTGGAAGGAAAAGGAGAAGATTACACACCGGAAGTTCCCATTGAACAAAGAGAAAGTAAGCCTAGAGATATACTTGATCCTTTGTTTGAAAGTGAAGAAGTACACGAAGTAGCAGAATAGGAGGTGTTAACTTGTATGATTTGATCGACAACGATGCTGATGAAGTAACACTGGCAAGTGATTGGAACTTTAAGTTTAAAGATGCTATGGTTCACAAAGCACCTTATACCAGAAAATGGTTAATGTATATGGATGCTTATATGGGTGATTACTTTAAGAATGCTGCGTTACCGGATTATAAATCGGATTTGGTTAGTAATTACATTTTCTCCGTTGTGGAAACGATACGACCCATTATGTTAGACAATAACCCGAAATTTCTTTCAATGCCTAGGCAACCAGAAGGTATGAAGTTTGCTAACGATCAACAAGAAGCCTTTATGTATGAATGGGATCGAGAGGATATGTCTGCCAAACTATATAAGGAATTGGTTAATACACTAGTGTTAGGGACAAGTGTATGGTTTATTCCTTGGGATAGTGATGAAAAACAAATCAAAGGAATACCTGTCAACATCTATAACATTTTCCCTGATCCACTAGCAACCAGTTTTGATGATGCTGAATATATTATTTATGCCTCATATCGTAATGTGAACAAACTTAAGAAAATGTTTCCTACTAAGGCAAAAAAGTTAACTGGTGGTCAAATTAATTATACGGAATTGGTACAGGATAATTCACGGAATGCTCGGATTGATAATCAAGTGTTGGTACTTGAAGTATGGACAAGGGACTATGATACCTATGAAGAAGTGTCTGAAAAGGAAAAGACGGTTAAGCTTAAATACCCTCATGGTCGTGTGATTACACTTTGTCCTGAACTTGGTACTGTTCTTTCAGATAAGGCCAATCCTTATAATGATGGTGAATTTCCCTTTGAAATGATTAAGGATTATGATTTGCCGGGTAAGTTTTGGGGTGAAGGGGAAGTTGCACAATTATTGTCTCCACAGAAGTATTTAAACCAGATGAACAATGCAATCTTAGATAATGCCAAGTCAACGGCGAATATGCCATGGATCATTGATAAGAACTCCGGTGTAAAGATTGGAGGAATTACAGCAAGGCCGGGACTTGTTATTCGCAAGAACCCGGGTAGTGAGGTAAAAAGAGATCAACCACCTAGTATGCCTAACTATGTTATTAATGCTGTAGAAACGTACAAGGCAGATATAGAACAAATCAGTGGCGTTTATTCTTCGTTGAAAGGTGAAAACTCAACCGGTGTTTACACCGCTCAAGGAATCTTAGCACTTAAGGAAAGTGGTCAAGTTCGTATTCGTCTTAAAGTAAAATTGATGGAAGACAGTCTTGGTAAGATTGCTATGAAGTGGAATTCACGTATGAAACAGTTTTGGAAAGAGGATCGTTGGATTATGATTACTCGTCAAGACGGTTCGTATGATATGAAGAATTTCACAAAGAATGTTTTAAAATATGACTATGATACAAAGGTATCGTCTGGATCAACGATGCCTGTAAATAGGGGTGCAATGCTTGACCTTATGATACGTTTGGCACAAACTCAAATGCCGGATGGTCAACCTTTGGTTGATAGGGAAGCGGTAGTTGAATATTTACCTGAAGAGATTAAAGGAGCACTCCTACGTCGGATGGGTGATAAACAACAAATTGTTGAACAACAATTGCAAGAAATGCAACAAGCGTTAGAACAATTGGGTCAACAGTTACAGCAGTTTGCGAAACAAGATCAGCAAGATGATAAGGCCACACTAAGTACTCTTGATCAACTCACATCAGCTATTGAGTCGATAAATGCAAAAATTATACAATTGCAAGAAGAGTATGATACGATGCAACAAGAGAAGAAAAAAATGGAAGAAACAGAGAAGATTAAAACAATGTCTTACAATCAAGGGTATACGGATTCTGAAAAATTGTACGATCCTTCTCAACAAAGTAATCCGATGATGGGACAAGAAAAAACTCAAGTGGGTGGACTTGATTCATTACCGGATGATTTGTTAAAGGGGATTAACGGTATGAATGATGAAGAGTTTAAACTTTTGATGAGTCAAAACCCACAGTTAATGGATTTGATTAAGTAAATTAAAATTGGAACAAAGTTACTGCAAGGTAACATTCCAGAGGAGAGTGTTGAATTGAATATTACTCAATATCGTGAATTAGTGGCACAGGAAGCCCTACAAGCTGCTAATCCTGCTGTAGAAGTTAAACCTGAAGTGATTGCACCAGTAGTAACGGAAGAACCCATTAAAACCCCTCCTGTGGCTCCTGAGAAGATTACAGTTGATGGTGAAGAGTTTACCATTGAAGAGTTAAAGAATGGTTATCTTCGCCAAAAGGATTATACTCAGAAAACCCAAGAGGTTGCAAGACAACGTGAAGAGAGTAAAGAAGCGATTGCTTTTTATGAGCATTTGAAACAAAACCCTCAGTTGGCAGAACAAATCAAACAAGTGGCACCGGTTCCAACTCAGCTTGATCCAGCAATGGCTAGAGTTGCTGACCTTGAAGCAAAGTTGTACGACATGAAGTTGGAACGAGATATTGAGGTATTGCAAAATAAATACCCTGACTTTGAAATTCGTGAAGTCATTAAAATGGCTCAAGAGAAACAGATTGTCAATTTGGAAGATGCCTATCATTTGATTAAGTCAAGCAAACCAGTAACACCTGTTGATACAGAGGCACTTAAACGAAGCATAAGGCAAGAAATCTTAGCTGAGTTAAAACAGGAAGGTATTAGCACTCAAACACTTATTTCTTCAAATGATGGAACAGCACATATTCCTGATAACAAACCAAGTATTTCTCCTGATGAGCAAAAGGTTGCTCGTATGATGGGATTAACTGAAGCAGTCTACGTCAAGTGGCGTGATGCTTCAACTAGAAAGTGATAGAAAAGAGGGTGATACGTATGGATTTTATATTTGATCTTCAACGGTTTGCTGTCCCTGTACAACCAACTGTTGATAATGCGTTTAACTACACTACGGATGATGTAAAAAACAAGACCAATTTTGGTATGTTGCTTGAACCCGGTCTTCGTAAGATTTTCTTTGAAACGTATGATGAATTGCCGGAACAGTTTGCCAAGGTTTACAATGTGGCTGATTCTACAAAAGCTATGGAACACGATTGGGGCATGGGTGCCTTTGGTGATTGGGATAAGCGTGGAAGTCAGTTTGATGTGGTTTCCTACAAGAAACTGTCTCCCGGTTTGAAACGTGACTATATTCACGAAGCATTTACCCAAGGATTCATGATTACTCGGGAAATGTACGATGATGAACAATACCGTCAAATGGAGAAAATGCCAAAAGCAATGGCACGATCTGGTCGTGCTAAGGTAGAGAAAGATGCTATGGTTCCCTTGCTTACTGGCTTTGTTACAGACATTTACGATGGTAAGAAGTTGTTTGCTGCGGATCATCCATTACTTGATAACGCTGCTAAGGTTGGTAAGAACTTGGCAACGGGTGCCTTGACGGATGTAAATCTTAAGAAGGCTTTGCAACTAATGAGAGAGACATTGGATGAAGCAGGGAACTTGGTTCAGTTCAAAGCAACTCGCCTTATCATCCCTCCGGCTCTTGAGGATACAGCCATTCGTATCTTGAAAACCGTACAAGTTCCGGGTGGAAACCTGAATGATACAAACACCTTCCTTAACTCCTATGGGATTGAAATTGTTGTCTTGGATTACCTTGGTCTTGCATCGGGTGGATCGGATACTGCATGGTTCTTACAGGATGCTTCTAGACATGAACTTAACTTCTTCTGGCGTGTACGTCCTGAGTTCAAATGGGAAGAAACTTTCGATGACTTCATGAGTAAATATCGTGGTTATATGCGTTACAGCATGGGAGTATCGGATTGGCGTGGACTCATGGGTAGCACAGGAATTGGCTAATTCAGCTAACTAAATAGGAGGTGGTTTATATGGCAGATCGTTTTGTAGCTATGGAGAAGTTTGCTAAAGTTGCAAGTGCGGCTGAGGGTACAGCAAATGCTGTTGTGTTTTCTTGTCCACTTTATGCTCCTGTAGGGATGATTCCCACAGTGCTTAAAGTGACATCAGGTGCTTTGTATGTAACAGGGGTTACGTGTTTGTACGATGCAACAGCTAAGACAATTACAGTAGCCGGTACTGATATTACAGAAGGTGATAAAGTATCCGTTCTAGCGTTTGCGTAAATTAAATAAATAAGGGGGTGGTGAAAAATCCACCCCTTTTTGTTTGGATAGGAGTGATAAAAATGGCAAATAGAACAACAGATATAAATGGTCATCCGATTAAGTTAGTTGATTTGGGTGATGGTACCTTTGGTATTGCAACATCTGAAGTTGCCATGGAAGGGTTTGGTGCAACGGTTGCAACAAGACC